ACCTCATGGCCCAAAGCGGTTTAGCAATGCAACAGACTTACGGCAACAATGTCGCACTCCCACGCTCACCATTTAGCGCAACAGTTCCATTTGGCCCAGGCAATCCAATTATTCCTGGTGCGATTAACCCAATTAATCCACTAACAGGCCGCCCTGAACCACGCCGTTATGAGTACCAGGTTGCTCAGAACATCAACATTGTTCCAACGCGCTTAGTTCCATTTTCAACATTACGCGCCGCTGGCGATAGCATTGACATTTTACGCCGTTGCATTGAAGTAACTAAATCAAAGATGAACGGTTTGCAGTTTGACATTGTGCTTGGTGGAGACGCATCAGAAAAGATCGCCGCTGAGTCAGGTGGAGATCATGTGCGCGCTATGGCTAAGGCCCGCGAAAAGTACACAGATGAAATTAACCGCTTGCGTACATTTTGGGAAAACCCTGACAAAGCAAACGGATACACATGGCAAGACTGGATCAACATTGCGATTGAGGACATTCTTGTAATTGATGCGCTTGCGATTTACCCACAGCCAACAGTAGGCGGAGATCTCTACGGTTTCCAAATTCTTGATGGCTCAACAATTAAGCCGCTTATTGATGACCGCGGTATGCGCCCAATGTCACCTAACGCCGCGTTCCAACAAATCCTTTATGGTTTCCCACGCTCAGAATTTTCTGCAACTGAAGAAGATCCAAAGGCAGATGGTGAATTCACTGCGGATCAATTGGCTTACATGGTGCGCAATCGCCGTTCAACAACTGTTTATGGATTTAGCCCAGTGGAGCGAGCGCTACCACTTGCTGACATTTATTTGCGCCGCCAACAATGGATTAGAGCAGAGTACACAGATGGCGTAATGCCTGAACTTATGTTCACAACTGATGAGGATTGGGGAACTAACCCTGATCTCTTGCTTGCTTATGAGCGTATTCTTAATGATGATCTTGCAGGACAGACAGAGCAACGCAAGCGCGCTCGCCTATTGCCAAAGGGCCTTACTCCTATCGTTAATGAAGGTTATGGCGAGAAGTTTAAGGACACACTTGATGATTATTTAGTTACTTCTATTTGCGGACACTTTGGCGTACAGCCTGCGGAAATTGGTTTCTCACCAAAGAGCGGTTTAGGCGGTGCAGGTTTCTCAGAAGGACAAGCAGAAAACGGTGAAGCGCTAGGCATTGGCCCACTTGCTAACTGGATCTCAAAGCAACTTACAAACCTTTCTTACACATACTTAGGTATGCCGCGTGAACTTGAGTTTAAGTTACTTACATCAGAGCGCAGAGACACAGAAGAAAATGCGCGCAAGAATGAGATTGAAGTTCGCTCAGGCGGTAAGTCAATCAATGAACGCAGATCAGAACTTGGTTTGCCGTTGCTTGATACACCACAGGCTGACATGCCAATTATGGTTGCAGGCTCAAGCGTTTTGTTGTTCTCACCTGACGGAATTATTGATGCGGCACAAGCGGCACAAGCGCCAACATTAAGCGGCCCTGATGCAACACCTGACGCACCAACAACTCCTAACACTCTTGAGGAAAAGCCTTCAACAGAGGTAAAGCCTGAAGATGAAGAAGCAACTGAAGTAAAAGCATTTATGAAATGGGCGGCTAAGGGTAAGCGCGCAAGATTATTTGAGTTTAAGTCACTTGATCCTATTGTTGGAGATGCTCTTAACCGTTGTGCATTTGATGGTGATTTAGATACCGCAAGAGCGCTGGCTAAGGCTTATCTAACATGATTGATGGCGCTCTCAAGGCAGATGGGCGCTTAGCGGCAAAGAACGCGGTGAAGATTAGGGCGGCACTGCACCAGGTAACAGACTTTAAAAGAGTCTTTGACAAATACCAGGAGACGCAACCGCAACCGACAGATAACCCTACGCAAGATCGCACCCGCGCTCGCTCATGGCTTATTCTTAATGTTTACCTCAATGATGAACCCCTACGCCAAACAGTCATGCGCGCATGGGCAGAGGCTTATGTTTTAGGTCAGGCCGCCGCTGATGAATGGATCAAGAAAACTAAAGAAGCAAACAAGGCTGATGACATTGAAATTAATTGGGATAATTGGAAGCCAGGAGATAAAGCCACTGCTCTTTTGCTTAATCCAACTAAAGGGTTTGAGGCTTACCTGCAATCGGTTAATGCAGATAGTTATTTCAAAAAGTTTAACAAAGAAACTATTGTAAATTTAGGCACTGCCCTTTCTGACTCAATCGCAACTGGACTAGATGCTGAGAGCGCCGCGGTAATGATTGGGCGGCATGTGGCAAGCCCTAGCCGCGCCCTAACTATCGCCATCACTGAGCAAAACCGCGCTATGTCTTTTGGATCTATACAGCGTTACAAAGAAGCAGAATTAAACAAGATGGAATGGGCTGTATCTGATCCGTGTGACATTTGCGCAAAGAATGATGGGCAAGTAATTGTTATTGGGCAATCTTTTGCATCAGGGGATCAACAACCTCCTGCTCACCCACATTGCCGTTGCGTGTTGTTACCTGTAATCCCTGGCATGGAAGAAGAACCTGAGATGCCAGGCGTAACGGTTATTACACCACCACCTCCTGCCGCTATTTTCCCAACTGCTAGAGAACAAGCAGAGCAAATTGTTGCTGAACTTCACGCACCTAAATCAAATGCGGCAGAAGCCTTCTATAAAGAATTAGATGCGCGTGTATTCAAACCTGGCGAATGGCAAATTTTGCCGCGTGATGTTGTTAAAGAAGCGGCTGTTCAAAATCTTATACGCTCGTATGTAGTTCCTATTGGAAGAACAAGGGCTGAAGCATTGTTAAGCCCTGGTTTATTAAAGCGAGCAGATAAATCATTGCTGGACAAAGGTGTTGTTTACAAAAACGGAAAAATTGAAGTTCAATTCAGTTATCAAGGTTTAAAAACTACTGAAGCAGAGCGTCAATTAGTTTTGAAAGAAGTAGAAAAGTTACAAATAAATAACCCTAAAGAGCGCGCTGTTGTACACATTGAGAAAGAGTCAAAGACTAAATACGGTTGGGCGTATGGAGGTCAATCAGATCTATGGGTAACGCCTGAGACTGTTAGAAATCCTCTTTACGGCGCACACGAAAAAGGCAAATACAAGATGCCTGTTACTCAAGCCACCACGCAACTTGAATACACGCTTACGCATGAATGGGGTCATCTTGTTGATGACATTACAAACGGTGTGCAAAGCGGGCAACGCCAAACAGCAATTGCCAAACTCAAAGCAGAATTTCCTGATGCGTTTAGAAGTTCATACTCAAGTAAAAACACAAAAGAATTTTATGCTGAAATGTTTACTGAGTATGTACAAACAAACGGCACAACGCCTAACGCTCTTGTTCAGGCTATGGCTAAAGAATTTGGTTGGAAAGTTCCTGTAGTTGAAGCCCCTGTAAAAGTTGTTACTTTTGCTACTAACCCTGCAAAGATTAAAGAAATTGAAGCATGGGATAAAAACAAAATTGTTGAAATTTCTAAAATTGCAGATCCTCCTAGCGCTCCTACAAAAATTTGGCAAGGATCTACTAACGAATACATTACAACTTACCGCCCTGTTGGTGGAGATCCGCGCCTAAAGGCTTTGTTAGACGCTCAAGGTTTTACGGCAAAACCTACTGTTGTAAGCGCGGCTGAATTTGAAACCCTTGTGCAAAAAGGCGGCGTAAAGGTGTACCGCGGCGTAATTGGTGATGACACGCTTACCGCTGAGCAAATGGTTGAAATGTTTAAAACAGGTGACATGTTTGTTGGTACTGGCGTAATTGGTAATGGAGTCTATTCGGGCGTAAATTATGAGTTTGTTCTTAAGTACGCAATGGACAAACCAGGCAATGTTTTGGAAATGGTGCTATCTCCAACGGCTAAATTTATGGAACATGATGTTGCTGAAAAGGGAGCAAAAGCGTTATCAACTGCTTTTTATGACAAAGCATTTGGCCGCGCTTACAGTGATCCTGTAATGGGGCAATTTGTGGATAGTTATGTAGAAGCAATGGGAGGCATACCAACAGACAATTGGAAAGCAATTGCGTTCCGTGATGAACTGCGCGCTTTAGGTTGGACATTTAAAGATCCTGGCGCATACGCGGCGGCCAGTGGCTATGACGCAATTAGGTACTCAGATTTAGCAGACAATGGCAAAGATGCTATGTATGTAATTCTAAACAGAGGGGCAGTGGTGGTAAAGCAATGATTACAGATCATGTAATAAGTGTTAAATGGGCAACGGCTATAAATGAGTTTGACATTAAAAAGCCTGAAGATTTAGACACGCTTGCAGAATTTAGATCTTGGTACACCAAAGCCTCATCAATTGATGATGTGCCACAGCCATACAAGGGTTGGGTGCTTAATGGATTGCCTGCAAAACTTAAACATCTCAAAACAGATGGAAAGGTAGAAGGTGTAACTTATGTCTGAAAAAACTGAAAGTTGCGAACCGCCAACAGATGTTGATTGGGCGGAAGCATCAATTCTTGAAGTAGTGCTAAGCGCTGAAGAAGGCATACCTGGTGCTAAGGCTGAATTGGCGCGCAGGGAAAAAGAAGTTGATGAATTGGTTAAAAGCGCAGACATTGTTAAGTACAACCCTAACCATGATGACAAAGGCCGTTTTACTACTGGCGGCGATAGTAGCGGGGGTGCTGGTGGTGGAGCGGTAGCGGGTGCGGGTGCGCCAGTTGAGGAAACTGATAACTACCGCATGCGCCATGCCGCCCCTACAAGAGCAGATGATTTTGGTTCACCCGCAACAAACATTGGTGATGAAATGATGCCAGGGTTTTATGAGAAACCTCAACTGTATTCATCAGGCGATCCCAAAGCCGATAAAGAAAGCGTTGCCGCACTTATGGCAATTAGAGGAAAACCAAATGCACCTGTAACTATTTACAGATCCGTTCCTGAAGGCGTGGACAAAATCAATCCTGGCGATTGGGTAACGCTATCTCCATCTTATGCAAAACAACATGGTGAAAGTAATGTATTAAATGGCGGCAAAGTTTTAAGTCAGGTAATCCCTGCCAAAGATCTATGGTTTAACGGCGATAGCATCAATGAGTTTGGCTATGACCCCGTAGATTAAAAACGCTTATGTAACCAAAAATTGCTACAGTTAGCGCTAAGGCTTTGACCGTAGAAACAGAGGATTAAAATGGCTTTTAAGCACATCAATTCACAGACGCAAACAACTGCATCAATTCTTTTAACAATTGATCCCAACGCAAGGCCGCTAACACCTATTACTGTTTACAATGGTCACAGCGCTTCAATCTTTGTTGGTGACTCAACTGTTACAACATCAGGCGCAACAATTGGACGCACAATTCCTGCGGCTAGTTCACAGACATTTTATGTAATGCCTAATGATGTTGTTTGGGCAATCTCAGCGGCGGCTTCTGCGGCTGGTTCAGTAGTAATTACTTACTCAGCATAAGGAGAAATCATGGCTAACTTAACTACCACCTCATACTTTAGTATTGAGAAGGCTGACCGTAACGCAGACGGCACAATGACCGTTTACGGTAAGGCAACAGATGACTCACTAGACATTGATCAACAGATTTGTGACGGTGATTGGCTTAAGCGCGCTATGCCCGCCTGGTTTAAATCAGGTGGAAACATTAGAGAACAACACAGCAACATTGCCGCAGGCGTAGCAAAAGAGTATGAGGCTAAGGCTGATGGACATTACATTGGCGTTCATGTTGTAGATCCTGTTTCAGTTAAGAAAGTTGATGCTGGCGTACTCAAGGGCTTCTCTGTAGGTATCAAAAATCCACGCGTTGTACGCGATAGCAAAGCGGTTAATGGTCGCATTGTTGATGGGCAGATTGTAGAAATTTCTTTAGTGGATAGACCCGCTAACCCTAACTGCCAATTGGTTTTGGCTAAGTCTGTAGATGGCGAAAAGGACTTGGTACAAGTTGAAGAATTACATGAAAAAGAAGTAGCGGAAGAAAATAATCTAATACAATCTGAGAATAATTCTGAGAAAGAAAGTGACGCAATGGACAAAACAACAGTTTCAGTACCTAAGTCCATTGTGGGCGATCTTGTTAAGTTTGATAAGGCTCAGTTTGAAGCGGCGCGTGAAGCGTTGGCTAACCTTATTTCAATTGAAGCGCAGGAAATGAAGGAAGGCCACAATGAACTTTCTTCAATTGCGCACCTATTAGAAGCCGTTGCGCACCTCCATGCTTGGTATGAGGGCGAAGAAGCAGAAGGAGAAGTAATGGAAGAAGTAGAAGTAGAGATGGCCGCTGACGCAGAAAAAATGTGCGACAAGTGCGACAAGTCTATGAAGGAATGTATGTGTGAGAAGTCTGCCGCGGCAGAGGACATGACACCAACAGCGGAGACAGGTGCAAACCTAGACACTGCAACAATTGTTCCTCCTGCGGATACACCAAAGTCTGCGGAAGCAGAAGAAGCACCAGTTGCAGAAGAAGTAGTTGCTGAAGAAGCACCTGCGGCTGAAGAAGTTAAAGAAGAAGTTTCTGTTGATGAAAACTCAACAGATAAGTTAGAAGCCATAGTAGAAGAAGTGGTAGATAAAGCAACAAAGGCTCTCAAATCAGAGATTGCCAACCTTGTGTCCGCAAAAGAGGCGGCTGAGGTGCGAGCAATGAGTTTGGAAACTGAGTTGGCAACCGCGAAATCTTTGGCTCTAGGTGGTGGCCCAAAGCGAACAGCAAGCCCAGTAGATGTAAAAGCAACTTCTGACTTGCTACTAAAGGCCGCTGTTTACAAAGAAAAAGCAAAAGCAACAACAGACTCAACACTTGCTAAGGGTTACAAGCAACTTGCAGAAGAATTTCTTGCAAAGTATGACGAAACCCTAAACAAGTAATCCAACCCAATCTCTGAAAGGAAACACAAATGGCATTAACGCCCCCAAAGGCCGCCGATCTATTCAGTGATGCAACTCCTAAAGAAGCCGCAGAACGCTTTGAGGAATACTCAAGCGAACTCTCAAAGAGTCTTTCTCGCGCTTCACACACACCAGGACAAGCACCACAGGCAGACCCAATCTCAACACTTGAAGCACTAGCGGCTAACAAGTCACTTACAGGTGACGCTATGAACGGTTTGAATACTGCTCTAGCGGCTCAGCGCATGGCAATGCAGGACATTCAGAAGGAAATCACACTTACTTCTCCATTGTCCACATCATTTGCGGCGTTTGACCTTGAAGCACCTGCAAAGTTGCTTACACCACGCCCTACACCTCTCCGTAACCGTATCCCACGCAAGAAGGGTGTTGGTACATCTCACCGTGTAAAGCGCATCACTGGCTACACAGGTACAGGTACAGGCGGACAAGGACAAATTTGGCCTGGTATTTCAGAAAACACACAGAATAACTTTGCTGGTGGCGGTTCTACTCCACTTGAGTTAATCCGTGGCCCACAGATCTCATACACCGCTGATGATCTAATCTTGCCTTACAACTCATACTCACTATCTGATCAGGTTTCATTTGATGCAAACTTCTCAGGTATGGGTTACGAAGATCTCCGTCAGTTGTCATCAACTTCTACTCTATACGCAACAATGCTTATGGAAGAACGCATGATGCTTATGGCTCGCGGTACAGCGTCAGGATACTCAGGAACAATTGCTGCTCCTACATTCGCGCTAACTTCACCAGTAGCAACATCAGGACAGACTGCACTAGCCGCAACTACATACTATGTAAATGTGACTTCAGATGCAGGTATTTCTGCAAACGGCTTTGGTGAGTCAATTGTCGGTACAGAAGCAAACACAGCGGTTGCATCAGGAGATGTACTTGCTATCACTGTTTCAACACCAGTAACAGGCGCTCTTGGTTACAACATTTATGTTGGAACATCAACAGGTAACGCTAACCTTACATACCAGGGAACACTCAAGGGAACAGGTACATTCTATGTACAGGGCGCTCTTGCAACTGGCCTAACAGGTAACAACGCGGCTTACTCAACAACTGGTGCGGCGGCTACACGCGCGGCATCTAACACATCTGCGTTCTCAACTGGTTATGACGGAATTCTTCCTACAGTTCTAGGGCCAAACTCAGGTTACAACAACGCAATCAACGGAACATTCTCAACTGCTAACCCAGGATCAGAATTCCAAACTGTATTTGCTAACTTGTACCAGAATGTAAAGGCTGATCCTGATGTTGTTCTTATGAACGGTAATGATCGCAAGCAACTATCTGATGCGATTAAGAATGGCTCAACAGCCAACTACCGTTTGGTTATCAACAACCCAGGTGACGGCGGAACTACATACGGTTCAATTGTTACAGGACTTCAGAATGAAGTTACTGGCAAGGCCGTGGACATCATGGTTCACCCGTGGCTTAACTCAGGTGTTGCACCAGTTCTTTCATGGACTCTGCCAATTCCTGACACACAGGTATCAGATGTTTGGGCGAACTTCCTAGTTCAGGACTACATGGGTATCCAGTGGCCTGTAACTCAGTTCACCTATGACTTCTCAACATACTTCCGTGGAACATTCTTCTGTACTGCTCCTGCATGGAACGGTGCAGTTTCAGGTATTGTTTCTGCGTAATACAACTGAATAAAAGGAGGGGCGCGGCACATTCGAAAAGTCGCGCTCCTTCTTTATTTAACTAGGAGGCAAAAATGGCAAGATGGGTAGCACCTGACAAGGGTGTAAAAGAAACAGTTATTGGCGGCCAAAGTTATTTCACAGACCGCAAAGGCATTTACAATGTAGAAAATAAAGCACATCAGAGGGCAATGAAGGCTGAAGGTTTTTTTGAAGCATCACTTAATCCACTTTCCGCTGATGACCGCAAGCGCGGCTTTAGTTGCGTAGAATGTGGCTTTGAGGGCTGGTTTCGCAAATGTGGGCGTTGCGGATACGAGTCACAAGAAACTCAGAAAGATGGAGACTAGATCATGGCCGTAGGTATCACGCCCGACATTAGTAATGAGAACCCATACATCAGTGTGGCGGAATACAAGAACGCACCAACGGCGATTAACTATGACATGTTGGTTGTGGGCGGTAACGCGGCGGCTCAAGATGCAGAACTGGCAGAAGTTATTTTGCGCGCTTCTTCTTACATGAATGAGTACCTCAATCAAAATCTTGTGGCTTCTCAGTACACAGAAACACAGCGCATTAGGTATTCAGCATCAGGCGGGTACTACGCATTGCACCCTTACAACGCGCCTATTGTCTCTCTATCAGCGTTTTATTATGGGGCTAATCCAAATCAATTAAATGAATTACAGGATTGCTCAGTAGCATGGTTTGAAGGCCAACAAATTATTATCCCTGGTAATCAAATTGGTTGGAATTGGACTTCTCAAGGCCCGCTTCAATTTGGTGGATCTATTGGGCAGAGCAATTACACATTTACTAAGTACACATACATTGCAGGTTATGCCAACACAGAACTAGCCGTGGCTACCATTGCAGGAGATAGCACTTTAACCGTAGCCAGTGGCATAGGTATTTTGCCAGGCGAGCAATACCGCATTTTTGATGGTCAGAGAACTGAACGCGTGACGGTTGCAAGCACCTACACATACGGATCAACCACAGTTCCTTTGGCTTCTCCTATGTTGTTTGCTCATGGCGTTGGTGCAACATTTAGCAATTTGCCAACTGTTCTCAAGCAGGCTTGTATTTTAATTACAACCGCATTTATTAAAATGCGCGGTGATGCTTCAACTACTATGGCTTACACAACTTCACCCGCAGGAAACATTCCTGGTTCTGTTCGCTATGGCAATGACATAGCCGTTGCCCTAGACATGGTAAACAAGTACCGCAGGATCAGATAATGACTGTTGTACCTACGCTTACAGGCCGCAATGCGGTACGCCAAACACTTTCTTTATTTTTAGCCAACCCGCGTATTCAAAATGTTAATCAAATTTTTACATCTTTTCCAAAGATTATCAATTACCAGGTAAACGCTGAACCAGGGCAGGCTACAAGAGCGGCAGTTGTTGTTTACATTGCTGATGAGTATGAAACACGCCTGGCTATTGGTGGCGCAACTAATGGTTGGAAACGCGTTGATTACACCGTAATTGTTCAGATTTTCTGCATTTCTTTTCATAGAGAGGCAGAAGATGTTATGACTGACTTTGACACAATTGTTGATAACATCAAGGAACGCCTGAGATCAGATCATAACTTTGGCGATCCAACAGGAAATCTTGTATGGCAAGGAGCAGAGCCAGTTATTCAGGCCCGCTATGGCGAACCTTCTACTGAAAAAGAAGGCGTTACAGAAATCTTTGCTGAGATACAATTCCCAGTAACACAGATGATCCAGGCATAAGGAGCATGATGAAGTACAAATACAATGGAACTGATGAACGCGTGTTCCCTAGTGTTGGGGTAACTGTAAAACCTGGTGATGAGTTTGACGCACCTGAAGGATTTGTTGCCGCAAATGTAACACTTGCAAGCGCAAAGCCATCAGTCACAGAGCCAACAAAACCAACAGAAACAACAATAACTATGTCTGCCGCGTCAGACAAGAAACTAGGAGCGTGAAATAATGTCTGTTCAACAGTCCGTACGCTCGTACTTAGGTATTGCTAAAGAAGCAACCCGCGGTACGGCAGTAGCACCAACCGACTTCATTCCAGTAATGAAGGACGCATTAAAGCCAGTGGACATTGTTGATCCACTTTATGACACAGGTTTGCGTGGCTCAAATGCTTTGAATTACAACTACATTCCAGGGCGCACACGCTCAACAGTAGATTACGGCGGAGCAGTATTTGCAGACACCGTAGGATACGGAATTGCTGGTGTTCTAGGTGAAGTAGTAACAACTGGTTCAACAGCGCCATTTACTCACACAATTTCATTATTTAACAGCCTTGCTGTTGGTGGAGATGTGCAACCTATTTCTTACACACTTACAGATTTTTACGCTGTTGATGTTCGCTCATACCCTGGTTGCCAGTTCTCTGACTTCTCACTGAAGTTCAATGCAGACGGCATGCTTGAGTATGACTCAAAAACAACTGGCTTTGCATCAGAAGTTGTTTCTGCTCCAACACCTACATTCTCAACAATTCTGCCTACACCAGTGTGGCGCGGTACTGTTTCAGTAGGCGGATCATTGCTCTCAACAGCAATGACAGGAAACATTGACATGAAGCGCCCTGCAACACCTATCTATGGCATCTCATCAACACAAGATCCATACCAGGTATTTTTAGGGCCACTAGAAGTTACAGGCAAGATTACATTTGTCATGGACAATGATGATCAGTTGCTTAACTTCCTTAACAACACACAGCCTGCACTTGTATTTAACTGGGCTTATGGCTCAGGTGCGGCAGAAGTTCAGATCCAGGCAACTCTTACTAAGGGCGCTTACACCACTGGTGTGATTGAACGCGGTGAAGATTTTGTACAGGTATCTGTTGATTTCAACGCGCAAGCAAATACAACTGATGATGGTGCTTCAGGTGGTTTTTCACCTATCAAGTGGGTTCTCAAGAACGCAAAGCCATCAGGCACATACGCATAAAGTAGATCAGGGCGGCGGTGTGGTTGAGGGCGATTGCCTTCCCGCTCTCCCACACCGCTTGCTCTCCTTTTTAGTATGATTTAGGAAGGCAAACCAACAGGAGGCAACATGTCTAAAGAAGTAACGCTCCCATCAGGGGCAAAGGTAGTTCTAAAAGATCCAACAACTTTGCGTGTAAAAGACCGCAAAAATGTTATGCGTAGTGCAGACAATGCAGTTGGTGGAGATCTGACAAAAGCACTTGCGTTAGGTGATGCACTTATTGCAATGCTTGTTGAGTCATGGTCATTTGATTTAATTCCGCCATCAATCAAACTTGAGTCATTAGATGAACTAACAATGACTGATTATGATGCTTTGGTAGAACATACAAAAGACGCTCAAAAGTATCTGTTCCCTAACCTGGCTGAAACGCCACAGACAGAGGCAGACCCAAAAGCAACTGGCGAGAACTCCAACGCCTAAAATGGTTACTTCAGGGTGGGGAAAGGCATGAAGCCTTTTCCTATCCTGATGAGCAATGGTATTACTACCAAATGGCAGAGCGGTTTGGTTGGACACCTGAACAGGTAGATAACTTGCCCGCTAGTACGGCAGATTGGTTGTTAGCAATTGCTAGAACCGTTGATGAGGTGAAAACAGAAGGGTTGTAAATGGCTGAGATAGTTATTCGCAACCTTCAAGAAGTTCTTGCCGCAATTGATGGAGCGGCTGAAAAAATTGAACAAGGCGCGCAATTAGGAATTATGCGTGTTGGTTTGGCTGTTGAACGCCAGGCTAAATTAAATTTTCAAGGCACACGCAGTTATGAAAAGCGTGTAAGTAAAAACGGCAGACCGTATTTGGTAATTACACCTAAGAACCATGTTGGCGGATCAGGGCCAAACACAGTTACAGGTAATCTAAAAAGATCTATTAAAACTACTTACCGCGCTGGCTTAGGTGTTTACACCGCTGAAGTTGGGCCAACAATGATTTATGCCCGCCAGGTAGAAAAGGGCGGTGGAAAGTGGCCGCCAGGGGTAAAATACCCTTACTTAGAACCTGCGGCTTTAATGCTATTGCGTAGCGGCAAAATTAACAGGATCTTTGCAACCGCTGTTAAAGAGAAATTGGGGAGTTAATCATGGCTGATCTAATTCCACCAATGCTCATTAAATTACAGGCAGATGTACAAGATCTCAAAGTAGGTTTGGCTCAAGCAGAAAACGCTATTAAGGGCGTAGATAATTCTGTAAAAACAGCATCTACTGGCATGACTAATTTTGTAGGCAAAATTAAACAAGTTGGCGCATCTCTTGGTATTGCTTTTGCAGGTACTCAAGTTTTGCAATTTGGTAGAGATGTAATACAGCAAGCGCAAGAGGCTGAAGCGCAACAACAGCGTTTGTACCAATTGATGAAGGTTGGTACTGGTGCAACTGATGAACAGATTGCTTCACTCAATGCTCAGGCTGAGGCTTTACAAAAAGTAGGCGTTGTTACCGCTGGCAACATTACGCAAACACAATCACAGTTGGCAACATTCAATTTGCAAACCGACACCATCAAGGCACTTACGCCTGCAATTCTTGATTATGTAACCGCTGAAAAGGGCGCTAACGCAAGCGCTGATGAATTTAAGCAGATGACAAACGGTTTGGCGCAGGCGCTTAACGGTAACTTTGGATCTCTGACAAGAGTTGGTTTTGTGCTTGATGAGACTACAAAGAAACAAATTTCTTCAGGAACAGAAGCAGAAAAATCTGCGGCAATTGTCAAAGTACTTAATTCAACTTACAAAGATTTTAACGCTGAATTAAGAAACACACCTGAAGGCCGCATGCAGGTTCTTAGAAATGACTTTGATCAATTAAAAGAAGATCTAGGTAAAAAGTTATTGCCTGCGTTAAAAGCCGTTACAGACTTTTTAACTGATCAACTTATCCCTGCGGCGCGCTCTTTTGGAAAGTTTCTAAGCGATAACTCAACAACAATCATGGTATTGACTGGCGCAATTCTTGGTGGCGTTGCGGCTTACAAGGCTTATTTAGCAATTCAGAAATTAGTGGCAGTAGCAACTACGGTGCTAAAAGTTGCGCAAGTTCTTTTTACAGGGGCAACACTTGCTTCAATTGCTTCTACCAATGGACTTGCCGCTTCTATGTTGGCGCTTAATGCGGCTATGCGAGCAAACCCAATTGGCATAATTGTTACCGCTATTGGATTACTTGTTGCAGGGTTTGTTGTTGCGTACAAAAAGAGCGAAACATTTAGAAATGGCGTAGCCGTTGTTGCTAAGGCTGTTCTTGGTTTTGTAGCCTTTATGGTGCGCGCATGGGGTGAATACATCACAGTATTGATGAAAGTCATTACAGGCCCAATGCGTTTATTTTTGGGCGTTATGTCTAAACTTCCTGGCGTTGGCGGTGCGGCTAAAGAAGGACTTAAATTAGTCAATGGCGCAATTGAAGGTGTAGGCAATTTTGCTGAAAAAACCGCAAACAAAATTGAAGGACTTAAAGCCAAAGTAGATAGTTTTACTGCCGCGGCTAACAAGTCTGCCAAAGCAGGTCAAGACGCTGAGAAAAAAGGTGACGGCGGCGGCGGCGGTGGTGGCGGCGGTGGCGGCGGCGGCCTTGATGAAAAACAAAAAAAGAAACTTGAAGGCTACAAAAAAGATGTAGCAAACATTTACAAGGACATGAATGAGGCTATTGCTGACGCGCAAGAAAAAGCGCAAGAGGTATTAGAAAGACGCAATGAAGTCATGTTCAAGGCGCATAAAGATTATGATGAAAAAGTTGCTGAACTCAACAAGCGTTTTAGAGAAGCCAATGATGAAGCGGACAAGCGTTTTGCAGAGGCTAAGGCTGATGCACAAAAGCGCAGAGACAAGGCTGAAACAGAAGCGTACAAGCGCAACAAAGAAGCACTTGAAGGTATTGAAAAAGATTACGCTGAAAAGAAAGCGGATCTTCTTAAAGCCAACAACGACAAACTTGATGACATACGCAAGAAGGCGGCAGATAAAACCGCGGATCTGACTAAGGCCGCGGCTGAACGCTCCAAAAAATTGCATCCCCCGAAGGTAACCGTCGAAGTTGATATCGTTAAACCGGTGC